GTGCTTTGAGAAAGCACGAGCTTGGTCTCTTATCCCAGGATGGGCGCTATCGGAGACCGAAATTACTTTTTCTACGCATTGCTGCGCTAATTCTTCAGGCGTAAACCCTCGATTCTCTGTTGTTCTAACTCCAACAACAGCTTCATCTTTTGGTACGCTTATATCTATTTTAAACATTACATATCCATCCTTGGCTGACCATCACGGTAATTATCTCGTTTTAGCCTGCCTTCTCCTAAAACCATTAACCTTTGTAATGCTTCATCGAATTTTTCTTTATACATTGCAAGAATATCTTGTTCACCCTTCATGAAAATATAAGCGTTTACTAAGCTGCCATATAGTAAAGCCTGCTCTGCATTGTCACCTAACCATGAGGTGCTAGAAGTAACAATCGAAGGTGGGTCAAAATAGTAATGTAGTTGAACTGAATAAGTAGTGTCTGGTGTTGGAGCTACTATAAAATTACCAGAAGAACTAGGTGATGCTACATCTCCATCAAACTCTGAATAATATTTTGGAAGCCCAGTTGTTGATTGGTTAGGGTATGCTTCACGCATAAAGTTTACATCTTTCTCAATAAGAAAGTTATAGTTACTGCTTCCATCAATTACAGCAAAAGAAAATGGAGCTAAAAAGTCTGAAGGTCTAGCAACGTATGGATTACTAGCAGTCATGTTAGCAGTCACATTCTTTCTAAGTTCTGGAATCATTACAGTTCTATAAATCAACTCTTCTGCTTGCCTAACAAACGTAGGTATTTCAGCAACGAAGGTTGTTTCGTTGTTTTCAGTAAAATCCTGTATCGACTGTAATAACTCAGCGTAATTCATTACTCGTCCTCTTTGTAGAGATTATCAAAAATTTTGTTAACATCCAAGACATAGTCTAAATCAGATTTAGAATAATGTATATGCTGAGATGGTTTAAAGTCTGGAGCACCCTTTCCAGTTTCAAACCATGCAGGATGTGTCACCCTTACACGATTGTTCGGAAGTGCCACTATGTTACCAGTCCATTCTCCTGCATCAAGCAACTGCATAACATGACTTTGTTTATGTTGTGCAGGGTCGTCAGCTATTTCACTCTCTGCATAATCAACGGTAAACATATATTTTGCAGGGAACATATTACCGTCTATCTTAGCTAACCAAGGACAAGGAGTTGCTCTGTCAAGAACATACACAGCGTGTGTATGAGAGGAACAGTCCCAAGGCTGTGCGTCATGCACCGCCATAGGTTCGGGCCATTCCTCAAATGGCTCGTCTGCAACTAACGCAGTTATAGGCATTCTAGCCCACATTGCACCGCCATGTACATTCTCATCGCCTTCCTCATCTGCTTCGCAGCCTGTAAAGATAACTTGAAAACTCAAGCATCTGTTTGGCATTGTTGTTACCGCTATTGCCATCGCATGAAGGAACTCTCCATGGTAGGCTTGATGGTTATGCGTATATTCACGACGAACCCAACATTTAAAATGCGGTATATTACTTTGTAAATAAGGCATTACCTACGTGTTTTGCCGCCTTTAGCCATGGTTTTCTTTTTCATGCTGCCGCCATATCTTTTCTTAGCAGCGCCGCCTCTTTTCATCTTACCTACGCCATCAGCAGCAAAGAATGGAACGCTCTTTCCGTTCTTCTTCACCATTTTTAGCTTTGATCCTACTCGTTTTTTAACGACTTTGCTACCTTTCTTCATGGCAACAGGCTTCTTCATTGCACCGCCTCTAGCATAACCTTTTTTCTTCATAGCCATTTTAATCTCCTAGGTTGTGTTAAGTTGACCGCCCATATTAGGGTGATTTTGACAATAATAGTAAAGAGTAGGCGCACTTGCTGCAACTGTTATAGTAGTAGTATACGCACTATCATCTTTTACAACCCCCGTTGTATACTCGGAGCCGCTATTATGCGTTCCATCGGATGTGGTTGAGAATCGCAAAGGATGACTTGTTGCTGCTGACCAATTAAATACATATGTCTGGCCCTCAGAAAGAGTTAGTGTTGCTTGTAGAACACCATCAATATAATACCTATTACCTGATCCTGGATTAGCAACGGTGACTGTAAATGTGTCAGCTATGACATTAGCTACAGAACCTACTGCGCCTGTGCCTGCTAATCCTGTAACACTGACAGACACGTTTCCTGTTGTTGTGTTAACTGTAACAGAACCAACAGCACCAGTAGCTGACACACCAGTGACTGTTTCTACTTCTGTTGTCGTTACAGATACTCTACCAACCGATGCAGTCATAAGAACCCCCTCATGACCTACAGGATCAAAGCCATACAAAGCTCTACTTTCTACGAGAGATCTATCGGGTCTTGGGTTACGCAAAGACTGAGGGTCGTTTATTTTTATTCTACCAAGAAAGTTTTGTGGCTGATCGGGATCAACAACATCCCTTCCAACCAGAAACCCTGTCTTAACTCCGTTATTATATTCAGGAACAAGATCTTTTAACGGGTATCTAAACCCAGTCTTGTCGCAGAAACCAAACGCATATTTAGCTTTTGCGTAACTCATTAACCACCTGCCATGAAGGTATCAAAGGGAACAAACTTAATTGATGCTGTTTCTTCATCTTCTCCTGCCGCAAGCTGAAACTGAAACTCGTATTCTTGTTTTAGCGGAGCTGCCCTTGCAGCCACTTCTGGTTTTTTCATAGCTATATAATAAGCTAATCCAGAAACTAGCGCAGGAACAAAGCGAGGAGGCACAGACGTAACTGTAGATCCTATACCAGAAGACAAGCCATCTATGCCTTTCAACCTATAATATGAAAGAGTATAAGTTGTCGTGCTGTCTGGTACAGGCCACAGAGTTACTTTCGTTTCTGTTGGGAGCCTTTGGACGTAGATCTGGGTCGGCCTACCTTGCGTTTCTTTGTTGGTTTGTTGGGCGTAGGTTGCGACACTGATCCTTTGGAGGTTCGTATCGGTTTGGTTTGTACCTGTACCTGTACGGATTTGGTGTTCGATGATGTCAATCGTGTCCGCAGGTAGCGTATAAGTCGCAGTACCTGCCGTAATGGATAGAGTATTAGATTCAATAGTGAAGAGATTAAGCCCACGGTTTTGCCACTCCAATGTTAAAATGTTAAGGCTCCTTCGAGCCGTTTTGAGATCATAGCCTGAACGCATTTCAAGACCTGCCCGTTCATAAGCTTCTTCAAATAATTCTGGTAGATCTGGTGTTACTACTGCCATGATAAATTCCTATGTAACTACACTTCTGTGCCGTTTCGTTTTCTTTGCAATTTTCTTAGGTTGAGCCACATACTGCTTGCCTGAAGCCTTGCCTGCTCGCTTTGCTCTTGATGTGGCTGCATACTCAGCAGAGCTAAGAGACTTAATAGCCGAAGAAGGGAGGTAACGTTCACCAGTAGCATTAGGGCCTTGGGTAGAAGGCTTGCCACTTTTAGTACGCCACTTCTGTTTCGTCCACGATTTTAGACTTCTCTGAGACTTCTTGAGCGCCATTAATTCTTATAGCCACCCCCTGCTTTTTTATAGGCTTGGGCGAGCATCTGAGCTTTTCTAGCAGACCATTGTCCAGGTGCACCGCCCTTACCTCCTGCCTTAATTCTATTAAATAGTCGTTTACGCATTCCTGGTTTGGTGTAGTTACCTGCTTCATTTACACGGCTTTTAGACTTTTTCTTTTTAGTCTTGCCGCCTTTACCCATGCGGATTATCTCAAGATCTCTTGCATCATCACCTGTAGACGTAAATCCTGCTTTTTCTTCCATTCTGTTACCCCTTAATTGACTAGGCATTTGAGCGCGGGAAATAGCCATCTAGCACTTCCACCTTTTCCTTGCTTGCCTTAAACGTGAGTTAGGATTTTTGGCTGCTTTAGGAAACTTCTTCATTTGCCCTGCGGAGCGAGCACAGAAAGATTTACGACGCTTGGCGTCTTTACTACCTTTTTTTACTTTACCAGTAACAGCAGTCTGTAGTTTAGATCCTGGATTTTTACGACGATACGCGGCAACGCCTGCCTTAGTCATTCCCGCCCCAGATTTAGTGGGACGGAAATTCTTTTTGTTGCGTTTAGGCATTTCGCCTTTTTTCTTTTTCTCCGCCATAACTACTCCAGTAGAAGAGTAATCACTGATCCAGTTCCACTTAATGCAGAAACAAAACAACCATCATCCGCTAGTATACCATCGTTAGGAAGGAATATATCGTTCCACCCCGCAGGCAACGTAAGATCAAGAAGTGTAGCGCCTGAAGCAGAACCATTCTTAATTGTAAAAGCAGTTGTGTTTGTTGCGTATACTAGAACACCTTGCAGTCTGCTACGAGAAGGCCCGACTAAACCTGCTGAGAAACCAGAAGTAGCTACGTTAAAAGCCCGTATCTCTTGTCCCGCCATGTTAGCCCCCTATTAGCCTAGGTTGTTGTTTTGAGCGTACAGAATAGTTACTCGAACTTCACCCGCAGTTGTTGCGGCAGAGTTAGTTACAGTTAAACGAATGTCTGCTGTTCCTGTGTCTTCCCACGCTAGAGCTGCACCTGCTTGTGTGGTCGGATACTTACGACCCGCAGTTGTTCCAATAGCAAATGTGTTAAGAATAGTTGCTGCACCACCAACAGTATCTCCAACACTCAGGTTAGTTGCATCACTTGACGCTGTAATAACGTCAATCACACAATCAATGATTTGAGAGTTTGCAGGAATAACAACGTCTGTTACAGACGCGGCTAATGCACCGCCAGAAAGATCTGCTGCAAATGTCTGAGACATTACAACTTGGCCCACGTTAGCAATGTCGCTTCCAAGTGTTGTACCAGTAGTATTTTTGATTGTTCCCGCTTTAATCGGGCCTGAAAAAGTTGTTGTACCCATGTCGATCTCCTGTCTTGGGTTAGTCAGTCGCCCCATGCGACTGTCAGGGATAATGACAGAATAACATACTTTTTTAAAAAAGAAAGGGCTGCGTTAAACAGCCCCCTCAAAAGATTAATTCAGGTTATGCACCTGGAGATCCGTACATCCCTAATGGATCTGATACACCGAAAGAATAACGCTCTCTCGCTTTGTAACGAACGTTACCTGTATCGAAGTCTCCGTCCATAGATGTCTGCATAGCAGTACGCACGAAGTGCTTCATACCATTTGGAACATCTGTAGTTAGGAAGAACGCATCGTTATCAGTTAGATAATGATTTACGCGATAACCTTCTGGTATGGAGCCATTAGTGTTTAGTGCGTTGATATCATTATCGGCTGTTCCGACACGAAGATCTGTTTGCAACAAGCGAGTCGCAACAAACATCAATGCAGGTGGAACGATCAACTTACGAGGACGCGCTGCAATCAATAGGCCACGCTCGTCAGTGAACGCAGCAATATCGATAACAGCTTGCTCTAAAGATGTTTCGTTTAAATCAGCCGCAGTCGCAGGTTCGTTTGCGTTTGTACCACCCTCAACAGTTGGGTGGTCAGTTGCAAACAAGAATGATCCGTCACCTGAAGTGAAAGTATCAAAACCTGTGTTCAACAAAGATGCTGCTTTAACCTGCTTCGTATACGCCATAGCGCGAGCCAAGGCTTTTGTATAACGAGC